GGTGCGATCCGTTCCTAATTCTATCCTGCAATGCTCAAAAGGCACATTGTAATATTCAACAGGTGATCCGGCAAAATCATATTTCACCAGACAGGCAAAACCATTGAACTGCCGCAAATCTTTAGCGCATTTCCTGAGTAAGCTATTGGAACGTTCCAGATTGGAATTGAGAATAGTATCGGCAAATACCGGATCAGTAAAACCTGCCCCTTCAATAAATTTGACATAAATATCCAGACAGACTTTTCCTGTCCCGGATGAATTTACGATCTCCAATATCTTTTGAGGATAGTCATTTCCCTTTCCGTACCCCTTTATTTTTTTTGACGTGAGATATTGGTTCCGCTCAACCCTCTGCGCTGTTTTTGTAGCGGAAACTCTCATTATTTCTTGGTTTTAGGGGATCTGCTTTTAGGTTTCGTTCCTGGTAATTTGACAGTATCTACCACAGTATCTACCACAGTATCCGTTACTGCTTCTTCTGTAACTGTGACTTCTTCCACTTTAGGTTCATCTGCAATTTTCGGAGGAATTATTTTAAATCCCCGAAGATCGGATGGCATCATATCAGGAGTCTTTAGAAAATGAATCCTGCATCCGGGATTGATCCTCAGATGCCACTCGGCTAATTCATTGGTGATATTATGATTTGAAAGGTTCTTAGAGTAATCACCTTTAGCCTTGATTACCCTTCCCTCTTTCAGTAAATAACTACAAGGTCCCATTTTTTTTATTTTATTAATTATTAATAACGCTTCAATATAACAAGTACCGCAACGTTTTCTTACATCTTTACCCGTCAGTTGCTTATATACAATCTGTATCTTCTTTTTCCTTTCAGGGGTACGTTCCTTAACAGAATTAATATATGCCCTTGAAAAAGCAATTATTTCATCAATCATAAAAAGAGTGCGGCGATTAAACCGCACTTAGATTATATTGACGGGCAACAATGAGCCAGATGTGTCCTTATCTCAGTTAATGTATCACCCGGAGTAGATCCTACTATATATGACAGCGGCATGGATGACTCTTTCATCTTGTCGGAACATCCGGCAGTCAACAGCCAACCTCCAAGCATCTCATCAGAATTAGGATCACGTTCGGCAGCATTTAACTCCAGACCGAAATCCCATCCAAGAATTTCATATACAGTTCTCTCTAATCCAGATTTATTATAGACATTCTCAACTACTACCATGAAACGGGAATCCTTGAGGTTTTCTATCCAGATCTTATCTTCAGGCGTATTATCAAATATCCTGAAGACAAACGAATGCTCCCACGTTTTCTGGAAGGTCTTTTTGACCATACTGAACTTTGGCTCATTAGACCAGTTATATCCTTCCACGCAGAAAAGATGACATTCCGGCGATCCCGTGAACAGCTCCAGATGAGTTAATATCAGAGCATTGGTAGGATCAAAAGTAGAATTTACCTTGTCAACACATTCGTAGTTTATAAAGAACGCCCTGTCCTTTACGCCGGGAACTAAGTTCTCACAGTTTTTAAGGATACAGGCCACAATCTCATTACATCCTATTGTCATGGCTGTAACTTATTAGATCCCTATTTGGAACAAATTGTCGTTGAGTAACTTGACATCAAAAGCATCAACGGCTTCAATCCTGTTCAAACGAGTTGTCTGATCGTAGAAAACATTAACGTTCTCAAACAGGGAAGTACAAGCCATGCCGATATTCAGGTTAGACTTAGTTGTGTAAAGAACCCTGTTTGGATTATCATAACGACCAGCAAGTGTGTCATTAAAATAAGCACGTATCATCTCATCCCACAGCGGGAGTGAATACATCGGTATCCCATCCCATACACTTGATGTCAGTCCTCCGGTCATAAGAGAAATATTATATGCGACACCCAATGCCTGTAAATGTCTCAATATTTTCTGATGTACCGACCTGGTGACAAGCAATATCTGATCCGGCTGCGCCTGTAATTCAGGAGGAGCATCATCAATTACATTGTTCACATCATCATAGGCTTCGTGAGGCCCATAATACGCTGTCTGATGCTGATAGTTCCCGGTGTTATGATGAATGGCTGTTCTCCTGGCAGGATTGGCCGTCACGGCCAGCGCCAACTGAACAAAGAATCCATCAAATACATTGAAATACCCAGGATTTACACCAGGCGTAAGTTCGCCAAACGGTTCATTAGTAGCAGCCTCATCACCAAACCATGCCATGCGAAAAATCATCTTCTTAATATCTTTCACAAGTATGTCCAGGATGAAAGCGAAATAATCGGTAGTGGTGAGGTTATAAACATCAATACCGCAGTTCAAGGCATATCTGACCAGGCTATCATATACATCGGTGACGCACTGATCAATGATTATCTCCAGATAACGAGGATGCCATAACTTGGGAACAGCCTCTATCTGAAAACATTGTGGCTCAGGATTACAACCCTGTGCAGCCAGTCCCACCAGACCGAAAGATCCGGGTATGAGTCCTATTTCCCTGTCATTCTTTATCCCTGTCACCAGCGTATATAATGCGGTCATGTCGGGAGCTTCCAGGACTGCCAAGACAATTAATTCCCGAAGGTCACGTAATTGCTCGGCTGAGAAGGCGAGGTGATGAAGATTAATCGCTTCTAAACAATCATGAGGAGATCCAGTTCCTCTTCCAGGTGTGTCCATAGTTATTTATTATTAAGTTTCATAAGTTGTTTTACCCGTTCTCTGTCAATCCCCGTAGGCTTATCCGGCGCTTTAAGTAACTGATCTCTTACCGGAGGCTTCCATGAGTTTCGTAATGCCGTTAATTCTGTCACAATAGCAATCGCATCAGATACCTTCTGAGCATCGGCTTCCTTAGCGGTAATAAGATCCAGCTTCTCTGCTTCCAGTTCTGCAATCCTGGCTTTAGCTGCATTCAATTCCTCGTTCTCACCAGCGGGTTCATCTACCGCCGTGACCACTCCTCCCGATATAGTGATGGTCGTCCCATCTGCCATAGCGTATGTTCCATCGGGAGATGCTTTATCCCCGACAGCCGGGGAACCAGATTCTTTTTCAAGTTTGAACTCCTTACCATCCTTATCTTTTAAGGTCTGATCAACCGGGAGCCTTGAAAACATCTTGGCAATCGCACTGTCTAGTGTGGTTCCAAGTTTTTCAAAAAATGCCTTTTCATCCATGTTAAATTTATTTTTTGGTTTTATATAAGCAAATGCCATTATCGGCTCAATTATTTTGGTAGCAAATCCCAGAGAAAGCATATCCTCGGCAGATAATTTTGTATCTTCCTTCATATACTCTGCCAGCTTCGCCTTGTCGCCTCCTGTTTTCTCAACGTAAAAATTTAATATCTTTTCTTCCTCTTGTGCCAGACCTTCTGCTAATTTAGCAAGGTCTTCTGATCCGTATGCGCCTGCAAGAGTATATGGAGGGATATATGGATTATGAATAAGTCCGTCTGCATTTTTCATCATCTCCCTCTCACTCCCGGCAAGGAATACAATAGTGGCAATGGAGAAAACTTTCCCCTCGCCTATTGTTTTAATCTTCTTCCCGGAATTTGTCAGCAGATCGTATATAGTCCATCCTTCCTGCACGTCACCACCTATGGAGTTGATCTTCACGGTTATGGAAGTAGCATCTTTATTCTCATCCAAAAAATCCGATACTATCTTGGAAGATACGGTATCATCAGATATGGCAAACATCTCCAGCATCTTATCGGGTTCGCCAATACTTCCATAGATTTTTAATATGGCATTTTCCATGCCGTAAAATTAAATATTAGGCATGGATAAATATTATACACAAAATTGTCAAATATTTTTCAGGATCCCATCACCATGAACGATGAGGGTGCATTTCCCATCCAGCGCTTTTTTCAGATTTATGAAATGTCTCTTTATCTTATCACAGAGATCATTGTTTAACTTCGGATGATTCAGCAGATCCACACCGAAAATATGTATCTCTGCGGCATTGTAATATCTGTACGCTATCTGAACGGCAACAAAAGGACTGCAAAATGATCTCTGGAACTGTCTCAGAGTGACATCGCAGGTGACATCGGGATAACTGCTCAATATTTCAATAGGTCTGAAATCCGGTCTTTCTTTATAACAGGCAAGATGGGAATAGAAATCAAAAGGTCTGCATCCGTCAATCACACCCATGCGATCAGCGGTGAAATTCTGTCTCCTATCCAGGCATACGACAGCCTCACATCTATGGTATCTCCATATATCATTGACGCCTACCGACATATCAAAATTATCGGGGTTGAACTCATTTAAGGAACCGCCGAGTCCTAATACTGCTATTTTGTGGTGTTCCATGTTCTGTCTCCCAGTTTCCTTCTATCTGTGGTAATCCCTTTAATCTTCTTGCCTCACAAGTGCCACCGTTCCTGGCATGAAGATGCTGTATGTATTCTCTTGGCTCACCCGTCCAGCACCATCCCTTTCCAGAGGAATGACCCAGTCCGGGAAATTCTTTTATGATATTACTTGTCAATCCCTTGCGATGAATGTCAAGTGCAGCAAGGAAACATGGCGCTCCATGATGAACATAACGGTGAAACTTAAAATATTCGGATACCTGTAAAAGATGAAAATACGGATGAAGCATCATCATCATCTCCTGTCCTGCATGATGTGGCTGCGCTCCATATTCAAAGCCATCCAATCCTGTTCTTTCCAAGTAACCTACTCCATAAGTATCTTCTTCCATCATTGCTAACATCTTTTCAACAGGACTTTTATCCATGACAATATCCGAATCAAATATCAATACAAATTTAGTCTTTACCATGCGTATCCCTAAATCCATTCCCCTGCCGTGTCCTATGTTATAACCACATAATACTACCGTTGTAATATCCGAAGCAAGACTGCTGACATAATTATAACACGGATCACCAACCGGCGAACCATCTATAATGATGATCTGCATATCGGGATGAAATTTTCTCACGCTACCGTAAGAATCCCGGATGAGCTCCTCCGTCCCGCTGCATACTACCAGGCCGGTAATGTTTTGCATACAATATTG